GAAAACTAGAAATGGCGTTTAGAGGAATCTATCCAGCACCAGATTTGGTTCACGCACCTTGCGGACTTCTAAGTGTCGCTCGGGTTATGACACATACAGCAGCAAACTACGACGAGCGTTGGGTTCGTGGTTTTAGCTATGAGTTTGATTCACAACCAGAGGTAGAACTTTTCACAGTTAATGATGCAGCTGTGACAGGTGGAACTGTTGGAACTTCTACACTTCCACAGTTTAAAGAGTACGATCCGTTCTTTATTCAAGTAACAGATACTCGTTCATATTTTGGCATCAATGGGGAAGACCGTTTTGCTGTTGCTAAGAAGCAATTAGAAGCAGCTACACAAAAGGCAGTAGAGCTAGAGCTTTGGGAAGGCGTAGCAGCAACTGCAGAAACAAACGGAAATGACTTTTTAAGGGAAACAGGAGCAGCAACTGTAGTAAATACAGGAGCACTTGCTCCAGCAACAGCACTTATGCTGTTGGAACAAGCGATTTCTTCATCACCAGCAGGTATCAATGGAGTCATTCACATGACCCGCGATGTTGCGTCAATCCTCGGATCACGCATCATTTACTTGCCAGCAGATGGAGGAAAAACAGGTAAGGCAATGACTCGTTTAGGAACTGAAGTCGTAATTGGCTCTGGTTACACAGGTGCTGGTCGTCTAACAGACGCTAACACCACTGCATCTGCTTCAAATAAGTGGATGTTTGCAACAGGACCAGTCGATGTACACCTAAGCAAGATCGAAATTGTCAACGAAAATCTTGGACAAGGTGCAACTGTAAGCACAAACACCAATGACTTAACAGTCAAAGCAGTTCGTGCAGCAGCGGTATACTTTGATCCAAGTATCTTTTACACAATTCGTTTAGCACTACCTACAACCTAGTAACAAAAAACAAAGGAGAACACTGGAATGGCCACTCAGGACTTTGCGGCTAGCGTCCAAGGTGTGGCGATCCGAGTCACCAGACTGGACGCCGCTGGAAATCTGCTCAATGGGGCAGGAGACAGCTACACAACCTCGGCGTTCCTCCGCGCTTCCTTCACCCCTGAATATGAAGAGGGTGACGAAATTGTAGAGAAGTCAGCAGACGGCACTGTATGTGTATCATACAAGGCGCCTGACACTCTAAAGCGAATCACAATGGAACTCGCAATTTGCGAACCAGACACAGAACTTTCACAACTAATCTCTGGTGGTTTGCTGCTCCGTAAGAACTACGGATCATTTGCATCACCAGATAACAAGTCAATCGGTTGGGCCGCACCATCCGTTGGCGATGACCCAACAGGTAATGGCATAGCACTAGAAGTATGGTCATTTGCTGTAGCAGATGGTCGTCGTGCAGCAACCAACCCTTACTTCCACTGGGTATTCCCATATGTCAAGCTTCGCCAAAGCGGAGACCGTGTAATTGAAAATGGAATGCTTGCAACAACATTTGAAGGTTATGGCCTAGGCAATGTTGCCTTCGCTGCTGGCCTAGATGGCCGCTGGGAGTTCCCTGTAGCAACTGAGCGTTCATACTCATACGCTCGTGCAACATGGGCACCATCAGGTCTAAAGGGCTTCTATCGCTGGTTTGACGAGTCTACAAAGACCGTAACCAACAAAGCTCTAACATCAAATGTTGCAACGCTAACAACAGGTTCAGCACATGGATATGAAGTAGGTCAAAGCGTGACAGTAAGTGGCGTAGATGCAACATTCAACGGAACTTACACAATTACAGCTACACCTACAGCAACAACATTCCGTTATGCAAAGCCAGACACTGGAGATGTAACATCTGCAGCTGTTAGCCCAGCAGGATCAGTATTGCGTAACCGTGGATACCTTGCAGTGACAGACAATGTTCCAGGTAACGAGGAGTACAACGCAGATCTTCCAGTCGACTTTATTATTGCGTCAACTGAGGATCCAACCGCTTAATTCCATAAGAAGGGCGGGCATGAGCCGATGTTTACATTACGGTCTTGTGCCCGCCTTTTCTTCTTAGAGACGAGGTGATTTCATGAGCAACCTATGGGTAACACCAGAAGAGTTAGACACCCCTTCGTCCGATTATGCTTATGAAGCTTGTAAGACAGCTTCTTATCTTCTTTGGGCCATGTCTGGCCGTAAATATAGTGGGATTACAACTGTTACAGAGCGTTATGTATCTTCATACGATCCATACCTTCGCTCAGGTGGATCAAGCCTTACCTATACACCAGTTTTAGTAGACGGAAACATTGTAAATATTGCATCTGGCGGTTTTAACCGTTATGCAGATGATGATTTCCAAGGGGATGGAACATCAGCAAACTCCCGTGTTCGACTTCGTGGTCGTAAAGTAGTTAAGATTCACACTCTTCGTGATCTTGACGGAAATATTATTGACCCAAGTAAGTATTATTTATCAGATCATTCAACTATTCTAGGTGTACCTGGCGCTGGATGGTCCCCTTCTCAAGTAGAAGTCACTTACACATATGGGACTCAACCTCCAACTGCTGGTCGTGCTGCAGCAAGACTTCTCGCCTCAGAGCTAGTAAAACTTTATGAAGGTGATGACACTTGTGCCCTTCCACAAAGAGTTACAGCTGTTTCTCGTCAAGGCGTTTCTTATACAATACTTGATAATCAAGATTTTATTGATGAGCTAAAAACTGGTTTATATGCAGTAGATCTTTTTCTAAAAACTGCTAATCCAGATAAAGCTCGTGCTCGTGCTCGTGTCTTTAGCCCAGACCAGCCTCGTGCTCGCCGTATTACAGGTGCATCTCCACTTTACCCACTTAGCGCATTTGATATTTATGTTACTGCTGATGGAGCGTCTAATCTTTATTATTTCTCTGAAATAAATGGAGATTTTATAGACTCGGACAACAACTGGACCATTCAAATTGATTTTTCAGATATAAACAATAATAAAACAGTAGAAATACCTAATGCAGCTTCTATAGATAGAACTGAAAACACCGTTAGATTTAGTTGCACTTACAAGCAAGTATTAGATGTAATAGGACCTCGTGATCCAGGCATTTTAGACATGTATGCTGTAAGACCAAGTCTTGCAAACCCAGCGGTAGACGAAGTTGTACATTTGTTATCTAGCAACATCATCACTCACCTCGGTGAGAGAACTATTCCAATATATACTGTGTAATTGTAGAACCAAGAGACAAGAGGACAAATGGGCTTAGATATAAATCCAGCAACAGTATCTCCTGATGCTAAAAATTTAGCTAATTTAATGCAGAATGTATTAAATGCGGTTATAGCAACATACACTTCTTACACGATGCCGTTACCTGGAAGAAGATATTGGACTTTAGGAGCTCCTGCAGTAGATTGTGAGCAGGTTGTAGTAACAATGCTACAGATGTATATAGGATCTCCAGGAGATGAAGCAACAACTCCACGCCGTTGCAATGATCCTAGATCTGCAACTCTTTTAGTTCAAATTTCTCGTGAGGTACCTACAGTTGGGCAAAACGGTAGAGCACCTTCAGCTGATGCAATTCAAGACTCTTCTGAGATATCAGCATATGACGCATGGATTCTGTTGGATAGTGCAAGACAGTTGGACCAATGGGATCCAGCAAATTTTGGTCTTGGCGTTATTGCAACAGTAGAAACCAACTCTCCAGAGGGCGGGTTTCAAACCGTAACTATGACTATAACTATGGCGGTCCCATAATGGTTAAAGTTAAATTTTACGATGCAGTTTTAGATAATTTTCTTAACAACCCTAACGGGGAAGTTGGAAGATTTCTAAAAGATAAAGGTACAGAAATTCTTACTGTAGCTAGAGCACTAGTTGGAGTAAGAACTGGAAGGCTTAGAAATTCTCTTCATATGAGACATATGAGAGACCTAAGAGCACAATATATCTGGGTAGGTTCTACTTTAGATTATGCATTAGCGCATCACGAAGGCACACCGCGTAGGACTATCGTTCCAAAAAGTGGAAAGATGCTTAGGTTTGCTTCTCGTGGACGGATTGTTTATACCCATGCGGTTCAACATCCAGGCACTGAAGCAAATAAATATCTAAGTAATGCTTTAAAAGCCAAGATATAATTAAACCAACGACAGATAAGGAAAACCGATGACAACACGATTCAAAGATTTTGGTTCAGGAGAGAACCTAAACTCTGAACCAATTTCATTCAAACTTCATGGAGAAGATTTTGAGTGTGTAAAAAACCTTCAAGGAAGTGTAATTCTCGATATTGCAGCTAAAGCTGGAAGTGGAGATAGCACAGACGCAGCTGAAACTGTAAGAGATATTTTCTCTAAAGCTCTAACAAAAGAGAGCTATGCAAGATTCAACGCATTAATTGAAGACTCAGAAAAGATTGTAACTGTGGAAACACTTGGAGCAATCACTGCTTGGCTAGTAGAACAGTATTCAGGCCGCCCTACGCAGGGGCCAGAGCACTCGCTGAGTGGGCAGTAGAACTCTGGCCGTACATAAATGGAAAAGCTCTGGTGAACGGATTGAAATTAACTGAGATGAATATGTCAGACATGCTTGATGTCTTGCATTATTACATGGAAGAAGATTTTAAAGTCGACTCTGCAGAACATGCAGAAGCTCGTGATAAGTCTAGAGCTATTCTATATAAACTCATTTACGAAAAAGAGTTTAAGTTTGGACAAAGTACTGGATATAAAAACCCTACCGCTTCTGGGTTTGAAGATCCTATTGTCCCTGTAGATCCTTTAAAGGAACCTACAAAGTCCTATTTCCCACCGACGGACTTCAACCCAGATCTAGTCAAACCATTCGGGGATAATTTAGACGCCCCTCTAGAGCGTTAGGAGGTGATGGCATGGCAGTTGTAGGAGAGGCATCGATAATTGTTCGTGCCATCACTACTGGCGTAAAAAACGACATACAAAGATCGTTTGATGGTACTGAAAGAATAGGCGAGCGTGCTGGTGCAGACGCTGGTGCTGGGTTTAGTAGAGGATTTAGAAGAAGCAGTGGGGATGTAGCTTCTTTATTTGGAAGATCTTTATCCCAAGCTGATGTAGATAGATTTACTGTAGCTCGAGAAAAATTCTTATCTTTAGCTAGAGTTGGTTATACGCTTGCTGCTAGTTTAACTGCTCTTGGTGGAGTTATTGGCGGTGTAGTAGGAGGTTTAGGGTCTTTAGTTGCTATAGCAGGTGGAGCAACTCCAGCTTTATTAGGTTTATCTGGCGCATTTTTAGCAGTAGCGGCGGCGGCAGGAGTTCTTAGAGCTGCATTCGGTGGAGTAACAGAAGCTATACAAGCTGGGGCAAAAGTTGGACAAAATGCTGCAGCTCAAGCTGCACAAATTAAAGCAGCTACAGACAGAGCAAATGATGCTTTATATAATTACAACGAAACTTTAAGAAATAATGCTAAAAGAAAAGCAGAAGCTGTAGAAGCAGAATCTGATGCTTCTCAGGCGGTGGCTGACGCTGCTATTTCTGTAGAAAGAGCTGAAAGAAGTTATAGAGATGCAATTAGAGGAACTGAAAAAGCTCTAGAAGATGTAACTAAGGCTCGTGAAGATGCTAAAGAAGCTATACAGCAACTTCGTTTTGAACTTGAGGGTGGAGTTATCTCTGAAAAGAAGGCACGACTTGAGTTTGAAAAAGCTCGTGACTCTCTACAGCGTGTTCAAGATCTTCCACCTAACTCCCGTGCACGCCGTGAAGCTGAACTTGCATTTGCTGAAGCAGATCTAAATCTTCGCAGAGCAATTGACAAAAATAACGATCTTCGCAAAGCAAATACAAAAGCAAATCGTGAAGGCGTCGATGGAAACGAAAGAGTTATAGCTGCTCAAGAGCGTCTTGTACAGGCTCAACAGAATGAAGCAGACTCTTTAATAGATGCTGAGAGATCAGTAATTTCTTATAGAGAAGCTGTAGAAGAATTAACTGCCGCCAGAGAAAGATTGAAAAAAGGCGGAGAGATAGATAGGGAAAATGCTAGAGCATTAGAGCTAGCAGCTAGAGAGCTTAAAGATGCTACAGCTGCATTAGAGGAAGCACAAAAACCTACAGGGATTGATGATTTTGCAGCTGCTTTAGATAAACTTTCTCCAGCTGCCCAAGATTTTGTTAAATATATTCTTAGTCTAAAAGAAGCTTTTGAAGAGCTTCGCAAAAAACTTCAAGAAGCATTTTTTCCTAAGTTCACAGAGGCAGTAAAACTTCTTGTAGAAACTTATCTACCTCTTCTAGAAGAAGATCTTATAAACATTGCAGCAAAACTTGGAGAACTTTCTTTACTGTTTGCAGAAGCATTTACTACTCCTAAAAAAGTAGAAGAAATTAAAACTTTATTTGAATCATTTACTCCTATTATTGATGCTTTAGGAAAAGCATTAATCGCTCTATCTTCTGCATATATAACTCTTCAAGCAGAGTTTACGCCGTACACTATCGAGTTTGCTGAATTTCTTAAGAAAAAAGCAGAAGCATTTCAAAGAACAGTAGAGCTAAAAGAATCTACTGGAGAACTTGCTCAAATTTATAAAGATGCTACAGATATTGTAAGGGGTCTTGGAGAAGCATTTGGAAATGCATTTAGCGCCCTCGGGACAATAATTGCTGCTTCCGTAGGACCGGGAAGCTCTGGAGAATATTTTGTTACTTGGCTTAAAGATATTACTGCTGGATGGGAAACAACAACTAAAGCTTTAAGTGAAAGTGGAGAATTACAAACATTCCTTCTAACACTAACTGAGAACTTTACAAAAATACTAGAAATAGTAGGACTTATCGGTCTAGGAATGATACAAATTGCTGCTACCCCTGGGTTTGCGGAATTTTTAGCTTCTCTAGAAGAGGCAGTACTGATATTTAATGAAATAGGATTAAATCTTTCACAGGAAGGTGGAGCTTTAAGCGCTCTTGGTAATTTAATAGTTGCTATTGCAAAATTAACAGCAGTTATTACTAGCTCTGATGCAATAGTTATATTCTTTAACACATTAGCTACAATTATAGAAGGATTAGTATTTATACTAGATAATCCATTTGGACGAGCTTTACTTACTGTCACAGGTGGTTTATTGGCTATTAGCGCTGCTGGTGGGTTAGCAATTAGCGCTTTTAGGTTTTACGGTGAAGCTGTTGGTGGAGCTCTTCTAAATGTAACTAAGTTTATTGATATTGGTTTAAGAGGGCTTGGTAACTATTCTGGACCAGCTACTGGAGCAGTATTAAAACTAAGACAAGAATTAGTATTTTTAACATATGGCATTGATTTTGTAGGTAAAGCATTTTTAAGAAGTCTTGGAATTGTAGGACTTGTTATAGGAATACTTGTTCTTCTTTATCAGAACAGTGAAAGTTTAAGAAATGCTTTGCAGTCTTTGATAGATGGAGTATTAAATGTATTTAACGAAGCTTGGAAAGATATAACAGACACTTTTAAAAAGGTATTCGATGAAGGAGAAGGACTAAGAGGTCTAATTGGCGGCATCGGGGATGTTATTTCTATAGTTATCCCTATCATTGGAGCCATTGCTGGTGCATTTATTGGTTTTGCCTCTGGTGCAATACAAACAGTCATAAGAGCCCTAGGCGCAGTTGGAGATGTGTTTAAATTTGTATTTAGTTTTATGCAAACTATTGTTGGCGTATTTATTGGCATATTTACTGGCAAATGGGACACTGCTTTAAAAGGTTTAAAGGGAGGACTAGAGGCTTTTAGAAGCTTCTTTGGAAACATAATAAGCGGACTCCTTGCTCCATTTAGAGGTTTAATAAACGGAATTATTGATGCTTGGAATGGTATGTCTAGAAACTTTAAAGTTGATATACCTGACTGGGTACCACTTATCGGTGGAAAAGAATTTAAATTGCCTCAGATTCCTAGAATTCCAAATTTTGCTAAGGGTGGAATTGTTTACCCAAGCATGGGTGGAACTTTGGCTAGAATTGCAGAAGCTGGAAGACCAGAGCGTATAGAACCTCTTGACCCAGACGGATTATCAAAGCGTGATAAGGCAATTATTGATCGTCTTTCTGGCGGAGGAATTCAGATAACAGTTAACCCATCTCCAGGCATGGATGAGAGAGAACTTGCTGCAATGGTTTCTCGTCAACTTGCTTTCCAACTTCGTAAAGGTGCTGCATAATGTCTGAAGTATTTAATAGAGCTCAAGAGAAAAATGCTGTAGATCGCTCGCTTATACCTCTTCAAGAGCCTCATCTAACTGGAATGAAGTTAAAGGGAGACATATCCCTTGGAGATTTTCTTTTTAACACGATAGACGAATATGGTGTTGTATGGGTTATTACAGATTTAGAAGGTTGGTGGCAACACCCAGAACCTGATATGCCAGATATTCCTCGTGGTTTTGGCGATGGTTCGTATGACATTAAAGGTCGCTACCAAGCAAGAATTCTTACCCTTACCGGGTCGTTTATGACTCCAGATCCTTCTTTAGTAGAAGCAGCCCGTGACAGACTTATAGGAGCTACAGATTTAGTTTATAAAGGAGCTTGGCTAAAAACAGGTTTGCAAGAAGGAAACAAAAGATCATCTTTTGTAAGACTAAGCGGTGCGCCTCAAATTCAAACCGTAACACCTAGAGGTAGAACAGAATTTTCTATAGGACTAAAAGCAGCAGATCCGATTAAATACAACTGGAACGATTCTGATCCAGATGGATATGAAATTATAGAAATTTTAGGAAAAAATAGAGAAACTGGTGACACAGGTGTTAGAACCATTACAAACATAGGGAACACACCAGTTCCACTTGAATTTGAAATTCAAGGCCCTATATCTGGTCCAGCTAGAATTTATAACAGAACTTCTGACAAACTTTTATACATAGTTTCTAACCTAAGAGGTAGATTAACTTCTAGGGTTATAAACAAACAGCTTGTTTTTAATACTGAAACTTTAGAAGACGAAGCTACTCTAACTACAACAACACCACATGGTTTGTTAGTGGGAGATTTAGTAACTATAAGTGGAACAGGTGATCCATTTGATGGAGACTTTGTAGTAACTTCAGTTCCTACAGAAACTACTTTTAAATACACTACAGATCCTCAAGCAACAGTTTCTGCAATAACAACAAAGAAACTACAAAACAGTGTGGCAACTGTAACAACTCAAACTCCACATGGATTTACGAATGGAAACTCTGTAATAATTCAGGGAGTAGATGCTGTCTTTGACGGTACTCATGTAATTACTTCTGCTACAGCAACTAGTTTTACCTTTTCAAAAAACAGAGTACCACCTAGATCTGTTTCTGGAGCCCTCCTTGTTTCTAACATTGCAACATTAACTACTACAGAACCTCATCAGTTTATACTTGGAGAAAATGTCACTGTCTCCAACATAAGTGCAAACTATAATGGAACATATGAAATAACAGATATTCCGTCTGCTACAACTTTTAGCTATGCTTTGTCTAGAACCAGTACAAGATCTATAACTTCACGATCTATGACCAACGATGTTGTTACAATAACCATGTCAGCTGCTCATGGATTTATTCAAAATGAAAATGTTGCTGTATCAAATATTAATGATACTTTTAATGGTGTTTATACAATAGTTTCTATTCCTACAGATACTACTTTTACATATAACATATCTAGGGTTACTGAAAGATCTGTATCAGTAAGAGCAAGATTTTCTAATGTTGCAACACTTACTATGTCAGAGCCTCACGGGCTATTTCTTGGAGAAGAAATATTAGTTAAAAATCTTGGAACTGGGTACGATGGAAGCTCTAGACTTATTACTCAGGTTCCTAGCAATAGTACTCTTGCTTTTTCTAATTCAGGTTCAAATGAAACAGCATTAGCGGTAACAAATGGAAGCATAGTTCCAACTAAAAGATTTATATCTGCTAGACAGGTAATTGGTGGAGTTGCAACTATGTTTACAGCTGGTAATCATGGCTTCCTAGAAGGTGAATCTGTAACTATTACTAATCAGGGAGCACCATTTAACGGAACATTTACTATTCTATCTGTCCCGAGTACAAACTCTTTTAGTTACGCTGTAACTTCATCTAATATAAATTACACTTTTGGCATAGGAATAATAAATAGAAATAGAGTTGGAACTTTAACAACTATAACTACGGATGTCCCTCACAACTTATCTAACAACCAATATGTGATTATTTCTGGAATGGACTCTGCTGGAGCTTTGCTAAACGGAAATTATCAAATTACAGTGACAAGTTCTACTACATTTACATATAATACACTTACTAGTGGAGATATAGAAGCTGCTGTAGTTAGTGCAAACAATGTAAAAGTTATTGGTGGTTTTGCCGCTATACCAAGAACAATACTTTCTGCTTCTGTAAGTGGATCAGCTACTGTCGGGGGAAGTCTTCCTTTCTCTGCAGTTAGCGGTTTTGCTCAGGTTCCTCCAGATATTTTGAGTCCATCTAATGGGGCAATTGACAGCGGCGGTATAGCTATAAAAACAGCTGACATAGCTTTTACTCCAGGTTTATCTGGGGCATTTTCCGATTTTGGTCCAGATATATTAGAGGTAAACACTCTTACTAGAGATGTTGCTCTTAATGGGTCTTTTGATGGAGCTAGAGGTAAACTAGATGTTCTAACAGACTTTTTCTTTTTAGAACCAGGAGACAATCAACTTGAGTTTTTAGATGAAAATAATACTGTTAGTACGGCTTTGTTAAAAGTGTTTTATAGATCTGGCTGGCTTGGCTAATTTTAAATAGAGGAAACTACATATGACATCAGGACTGACTTTAACAGATGTAACTTATAGGTATTTTTTAACAGACCTTGTAAGTAACTCTGTGATTGCTGAAATACCTTTTGACGGTGTTTCATATGAAAGAGTGTTAAGACGCGCTGGATCTTTTAGCGGAAGCATCCCTTTAATAGCTGCTACAGAAAAACTAGATTTATATAAATCAACAATGCCGGGCAGAACTGGTCTCTATGTAATGAGAAACGACCAATGCGTGTGGGGAGGAATAATTTGGTCTAGAACATACAATGAAAGCAGTAAAACTATTTCCATCGATGCTTCTGAATTTACAAGTTATTTGTATCACAGAAATATTTGGCAAACCATAATTTATGGATCAGAATTTATAGGAATTTCTTCTTTCTCTGTTACTAGCAATGTAGCGACAATTATTACTGAAGAGCCTCACGGTTTTAGAGTTGGAGATTTTGTAAAAATAACTTTTACTAATCCAGTAGTAGACGGTACTCGTCAAGTAACTGCGGTCTTGTCAGCAACTCAGTTTAGAGTTTCTGTAAACTTTTCTAATATATCATCTACCGCTATTACTGCTGGTGCTGCAAGAAAATTAGTAGATACATATGATTTTGTTAGAGACCTTATCTTTAGAATCTCTAATGATTTAGGTGGTATTAATTTTGCAAACGAAGTTATAAAGCCAGCTCAAACTTTTGAACTTTCTGTTGTAAGAAAAAAGAGACAAAACGGATTAGTAACAATAACTACTAAAGAAGATCATTCTATAGTTCCAGGACAAGAAGTAGAAATACTAGAAGTAGATAGTGAATTAGATGGTTTTCACACCGTGACTAGTTCAGTAGATTCTAAGACTTTTACTTTTGAGCTAAGCGGGTCTAATATACAAGAACAAACTCTTGGTGGCATAAGAACTCTATATGTTACATCTAGATCTTTACAGAGTAATGTAGTTACCATAAACACTCATATAGCCCATAACGCTACTGTAGGACAAAAAGTTAATTTATCTGGTATAGATTCATTCTTTGCTGATAGGTTAGAAATTATTTTTGATGGAGAGCATGTAATAACTTCTGTACCTACAGCAACAAGTTTTACTTATGATAAAGAAAGTGTTCTTAATTATGCTGATACTGCAGTTTCTGGAGCTACTGCAAGTTTTGGGAATAGGGTTGTATACGGTACCTATGGATCATATACAGCTAATTCAGATATAGGTTTAGAAGTAGGAACAAACAAGACTAGCGGTCTATATCAAAATACTTTGGTTTTAAGAGGACACGAGCTTAGAACATACGGTGAAATTTTAGAAGAGTACTCTAACAATTTAAATGGTTTTGAGTATCGAATAGATTGCGATTATGACTTTACTACAGCTTCTTTTACTAGAACATTTACCCTTCTTAACATAGAAAATCCAAATGAATTACAAGATGATTTTGTTTTTTCAGATGAAGAACGGTTGGGATATAACGAAGTTGTTTTTGAATATCCAGGTTCTATAACTACTTTTACAGTGGAAGAATCTGCTGAAGATGCTGCTACTAGATTTTTTGTTAGCGGAAATATAAGTGATCTTAACGATGCAGCTAGTCAGCCTTACGCAGCTGCAGTAGATAGTGATCTTTTGAATAATCAGAGCGGTCCTAGCTGGCCTCTTCTAGACCAAGTAGAGTCCGTGGAGACAACAGGTGACGAGGATTCTTTATATCTGTATGCTCAAGAATTTCTCTATGAATCTAAGCCACCAATAGGTGATATAAAAATCTCTGTAAACGGTTCTTTAACTCCTGTAGTTGGATCATATTTACCAGGCGATTGGTGCTCTTTAATTATTGATGACCCATTTATGCTTGCAAGACTAGCCGATGATCAAGAACCAAGAGACGATATCTTGGTTAGAAAAATAAATTCATTTAAAGTTACTGTCCCAAATAATCCTGCATTTCCAGAAAAAGTAGAAATAGATCTTATAACCGACTGGAAAGTAGATAGCACAGGTAAGATAGTTCCAAAGGAGAATGTCTAATGGCAACGCGTCGTAGAGCTAGAAGAAAAAGTATTCTAGGAAATTTAACTGATGTAGAGAGAAGACTTCGCTACTTAGAAAAAAGACCAGCTCCTTCTAGACTATCTAATAAAGTAGTTGGAGTAGATAACATAAAGCCCTTTGCTGTGGCTACAGATGCTATCCAACCTCAAGCTATTGTTACTGAGAAAATAGCAAGTCTTGCTGTAGAAACAGAACAGATAGACAACCAAGCCGTAACTAATGCAAAACTTGCAGAAAATGCTGTTCAATCATTACAAATTGCGCCTAATGCTGTTGGAACCTCAGAAATTGCAAATGGAGCTGTCACTACAGATAAGATAGAAGGCGGAGCTGTAACTAATGCTAAGTTAGCTTCTCTTTCTGTTGCAGAAGGAAACTTACAGCAAAACTCTGTATCTACTGACAAAATTGTAAACGGAGATGTTACAGATATAAAAATAGATACGGTTTCTGCAACAAAAGTTACAGGTCAAATTGTAGACTCTCAAATAGCTTCTGGAGTAGATGGATCTAAAATTACAAATAATACTATCTCTAACGATAAGCTTGTCAATGACACCATTACTGGAGCAAAAATTGCTACTGGAGCTATAGGAAATCAAGAGCTAGGTATTGATGCTGTATTAGAAACCAGAATTATAGACGGAGCAGTTACTACAAATAAAATTAGAGCTTCTTCTGTTACAGAAACAAAAATGGCAGCAAATTCTGTACGAGGAAATCTTCATATTATTGCTGGAACAGTTTTAGCTGCTCAACTAGGTACAGGCTCAGTTACTAATGAAAAGATAGGTGCTTTATCTATTACATCTGGAAAAATTGCTGATCTTGCTGTTACAAATGCAAAAATAAATAATTTAGCTGTTACAACTGGAAAAATTGCTGATCTTGCTGTTACAGGTGAAAAAATAGGAAATGCTGAAGTTACATTTCCTAAAATAGCATCTACTGCTTACGGTCAACTTGTAAACGCAGGACTGTTACCACAAACTCCATTAAGTAAAACAGTTATCAGTGGAAGTCAGCCAGCAGCTGGTCTTGTACGACTTAATATTGCTGTAGGGCTAGGTGCTAATGAAGTAGCAGCTGGAAACCATACTCATAGTGGCGGTGGAACAGTTGGGGCTCACACTCACCCTGCAACTATTAATCTTGGAAGCATATTTGTTACATCTACTGGTCAACAGATAAACCAACAAACTCCTATAAGCGTAACTAACCACCAACACCCATACACTCGTGTTATAGGTGTAACAGTTAATCAAAACACTTCTACTATAAGATTTAAAAAAGAAATAGAAGACTATAAAGTAGAAAATATAAACAAACTTCTTAACTTAAAACTCAAGAAGTTTAAGTACAAAAGAGAGCTTAAGCACCTTCATCCAAATAGAGAATGGATGTATGGTTATATGGCAGAAGATCTAATAGAAAACGGTGTTGAAGAAGTAATAGGTTATGATTCTAAAGGTCTTCCAGAATCTGTAAATTACGGTCTTCTATCTGTTTTTGTGTTAGAACTAGTCAAAAAGCAGCAAAATGAGATAGACTCTCTCAAAGAAGAGATTCAGAGACTGAAGGAAAAGATATGATATCGTACCACCCAAATTATGAGCCTGTAAACAAACCGTACATTTGTAAGCTTTTTAAAGCTTCTAACGGAGAAGAAGTCCATACTGCTATAAACATAAGTAATGAAGCTGAAAAATTAGAGCTAACTGTAGAACTAATTTACGAGCATCTTGAAAATGTTCTTAAGTACATACAAGACAGATCAGAGACTCTTTCAGTTATTAAATACGATGAGGAAGTTAATGGTGAGCCTTGGCCTGTAAAAGGTTGGCCAGATATGGAATGGGCAATTAATGAAATCGGTTTATGGTGGAGTTATATTTACTATAAAGAAAGAAACGCTCATACACACATTTATACAGCATCAAATGGACAGCAGATATCTCTAGACGGCCTTACCGAGGAGCAAATAGCAGAAATAATTGCAGCTGATACACCTCACACTCATGATGGTTCTGAAGATCATACCCATGACCCAGAAACGGGGGAGCCAGTACCAAATGCATGAAGTAAAAGACGGCTCTAGAACTCTTCAGTTCAACGGACGCCTTCTTGGAGAATCTTCTTCATGGCGCCGTGGATCTACTCGTTGGATTGAATTTAAACTTTTTAGAACAGAGAATGGTTCTTATATACTTTCTAGAGTAGGTGTTTCTATAGTTTTCCACACTCCAACATGCCCGCTTGTAAAGCGGTATGGTCTTAAAGAAGGTTCGTCAGAAGAGCTATCAACTGATTCCATACCTTGTGAAGAATGCAATCCATCATATAACTTACCTATTATTTTTCCTGAAACTGATCGCAACTGGGCTCAGGTAAGCGAAGACCCTGACGCGGTGCTGGATGCGCTTTACAAATATGATGCTGGTGGTGCAAGATATCTTACTAATGTAGCTCAAAGGCTGCTTGAAAGAGCATCTTTGAACGACCCTAAGATTGAAGCTATATATCAGGTGGAGATAATCCCCTAACAACTAGAAGAAAGAGTGACGAATAGTGACAAATGGACTTGGTGATGTACAACTACACCTTGTTGACTCCGTAGAAAAAGCAAGAGATTTTATTGCTTGGCTTGGAGAACGCAGACCTTATAACGCTATTGCAATTGATACTGAAACTGGTGAATTGCCTGGCGGTAAAAGAGAAGATGCTCTGTCTCCTTGGCATGGAAAATTACGGCTTGTTCAAGTTGGAGATGGGATGCAAGGCTGGTCAATTCCTTGGGATGAATGGTCTGGTGTTTTCTACGAAGCAATGGATAAATTTGATGGACCTATTGTTTGTCACAACATTGCCTTCGAAGCTCGTTGGTTTGAAATTCAATCTCGTTGGCGCATTCCATGGGAGCGTGCACACGACACAATGATTATGGCTCATATCATTGACCCGCTGGGATCTGGTGCTCTTAAACCATTATCTGCTCTTTATGTTGATTCAAAAGCTGTGGCAATGCAAGAAGGGTTAGATATTGCTCTTATTGAAAACGGTTGGACTTGGGGAACAGTTCCTACATCTTTTGAGCCGTTTTGGCTTTACGGTGCTCTTGATCCTGTATTGACGATGCGCCTTTGGGAAATCTTCTACAAAAAGTGTGGTCCTGAAGGTCCATACAACCGTGCTTACGAACTTGAAATGGCAACACGAAAAATTGTTACCCGTATGGAAATCAATGGCGCTCGAGTTGATCTTGACTACTCAAAAAAGAAATTTGACGAGCTTATAAATTATTCAGAGTCTGTTAAATCTTGGGCAAAAGACACTTATGGTGGAGTTAGCATAACTAGCAATATTCAGCTTGTTCGTTTGTTTGAAGGTCTAGGTGCAGATATCACGGAGACAACTCCATCTGGAGCAAAGTCTGCGTCCAAAGATCAACTTAAGCTGTTAATGATCAATGGCAATGATGAAGTGAAAAATCTTGCCGATATTGTTCTAAAACAACGAAAAGCAGATAAACTTGCAAATACTTACTTCTCAAACTTTATGAGCAAGTCGATTAATGGAATAGTTCATCCATCTGTAAAGACCCTTGGCGCTCGTACATCTCGTATGTCTATTACAGATCCAGCTCTACAAACTCTTCCAAAGGGAGATGACACAGTTCGGACAGCGTTTATACCAAGAGAAGACGATCATGTAATCATCACTTCAGACTTGGATCAGGTCGAGTTTCGTATGTTTGCATCTTTGTCTGAAGATGAGAATCTCATCAAACTATTCCATCACGCAGATGCAACAGGGTCAGACCCATTTACTGAGATTGGTCGTCAGGTTTATCAGGAACCAGATATGCAGAAGTCTGACAAGCGCCGTAACTTGATCAAGGGTGTTGTTTATGGACGACTATACGGAGCAGGGGTTGCAAAGCAAGCTCTAACTGCTGGAGTTCCAGAAGCGCAGATGCGTTCTGTATCCGACTCTTTTGATGCTAACTATCCAGGAATGTCTATATTCCAAAAGCAAGTTGATCATATTGGTCAAACAAGACTTCGTAATGAAGGTCAAGGCTATGTCCACACTTGGACTGGTCGTCGTATCCCTTGTGATGAAAACCGCACTTATACATTGGTCAATTATTTAATTCAAGGTGGAGCTGCTGAAGTATTTAAATCAAATCTTGTAAAGCTTGACCAAGCAGACTTGACCGACTACCTTATTGTTCCAGTGCATGACGAAATTGTTCTTGAAGCTCCACGCAAGGACGCTGAAGAAATTAAGCGTTTAGTTCGTCAATGTATGACAACTACAGAAGGTTGGTCAGTTCCATTAACAGCAGATGTTGATGGTCCTTTAGAGAACTGGGGTCAAAAGTATAAATGAGATATGTTTTATCAGTAGATCCCGGTAAAGCTAGCGGAGTTGTTTTTATTTCTTATGATGAAGAGACTCCAAAGCGAGTTGCATCTGCAGAAGTTCAACCACACGAGTTTGCAAACTACATAGAAAATTTTTTACAAGGTTGGAAAAAATATGAAAACTTTGTAGTTGTATGCGAGCGCTTTACCATTAATGCTCAGACAGTCCGTAACTCTCAAGCGCCCTATAGCCTTGAGCAAATAGGGGTTCTAAAACATCTATGCCGTTCTAACGGATATGACCCAGAAAGTATTATATTTCAATCTCCTGCAGATGCTAAAGCCATGTTTCCCAACGAAGCTTTAAAAAAGGTAGGGACATGGCATGTAGGCGGAGATGGGCACGCAAATGACGCTATGCGACACGCCCTATTAAGACTGGTTAAAACTGGCTGGAAGCCAAGAGTTCTGCTAGACTAATATGCGGTAAGATAAACTTCTTCAAAAAAGTTTTACAACCGCATATGACATAATGACATAGAAAAGAGGGTAAGTTGTCCGTAATAGCCGAAGTAGATGCTGATAAAAAGCACATCTTACTAACTACTGATTGGCGCTACAAAGAGCTCTGTAAAAGCCTTCCAGGGGCTTCTTGGAGCCCTAAAGATCAGGTTTGGAGAGCTCCCCTTAGCTGGACAACCTGTTTAGCTCTAAGATCAACATTTAGAGACGGATTAACTATAGGTCCTAACCTTTCCGAATGGGCAACTAATGAATTAAACACCCGTATTACCCCTTCAAACGCCCTCAGAGAGCTTGAGAGCGCAGATGGAGATGAAGACCTGTTTCCTCATCAAAGAGCTGGCGTACAGTTCCTTAAAACGGCTCGTAAGGCTTTATTGGCAGACGAGCCCGGCTTAGGTAAGACTGCCCAAGCTATCCGTGCTTTAAAGGCTATACAAGACTCTGGGGAGCAGGTATTCCCAGCCCTTATCGTCTGTCCTAATACCTTGAAGAAAAACTGGGCTAGAGAATTTCAGAAGTGGTGGCCTGGCGTTACTACCCAAGTAATAAAGGGAACTGCAGCCCAGCGCAAGAAGCAGTTTGACACCCCAGCAGATGTCTACATCATTAATTGGGAGTCTCTACGCTCTCACTCAAGACTGTCTGGTTACGGGTCTATAGCCTTAGTCCACTGCAAAGCTTGTGGTGGCGAGAATGAAGGTGTTTCAGAGACCCGCTGTGAAGTGCACCCTCGTGAATTAAACAATATAGATTTTAAAGCTGTAATAGCAGACGAAATTCATCGTTCTAAAGACCCTAAATCTAAGCAGAGCCGTGCTCTTTGGTCTGCTACTGGAGACGCTGAGATTCGTTTTGCACTAACAGGAACTCCAATTGCTAACAATGTAGTTGACCTTTGGGCAATTCTTCACTGGCTATCTCCAAAAGACTGGCCTAGCAAAACCAAATGGATTGATCGAATGATCGATGTAATGCTTAACGCTTTTGGTGGAATGATGGTTATTGGTGTTAAGCCAATGATGCAAGATGAGTTTTATAAGTCTGTAAACCCTGTTATGCGACGAATGCTAAAGAAAGTGGTGCTTCCACATCTACCTCCAGTTTTGACTGAGCGTAGAGATGTTGAGATGTCTACCAAACAAAAGAAAGCTTATGAGCAAATGCGAGATACGATGATTGCAGAGTTAGAGTCTGGTGATGCTCTTACCGCTCCAAGCATCCTTACCCAAACCACTCGTTTACTTCAGTTTGCTAGTTCTTATGCTGATATGACAGTTGATGAATCAACGGGGGAGATGAAAGCAATTCTTGCTGAACCTTCTTGCAAAGTAGATGCTCTTATGGATGATATTGCCAATGGTGATTTTGGAGATGACTCAGTTGCCGTATGTGCTGTTTCTCGTCAGTTAATCGATCTTTTAAGTGCTGCTATGACTAAAGCAAAAATCCCTCACGGACTTATCACTGGGGCTCAAAATGAAGACGAGCGTCAAAAAGCAGTAGATGATTTTCAAGAGGGTCGTATAAAGTGGATTCTTTTCACGGCTCAGGCTGGTGGTGTAGGTATTACCTTGACTGCAGCACGCCGTTTGGTTATGCTTCAAAGACCGTGGTCATTAGTTGACCACAAGCAAGCCTTGGATCGAGTACATCGTATTGGAAGCGAAATACACGACTCCATTTTGATTATGGACTATGTAACTGAGGGAACTATTGAAGAGAGAGTTATTCAAGTTCTTGAAACAAAGTCTGACAACTTCGAACAGATTGTTCGGGATAGGGATCAATTAATGAAACTACTCAAGGATGACAAGGCAGGTTTGCTATGAGTGATGTTGTAAGACTTTCAAATTCAGAAATCCAAACATTTAAAGATTGTCGTCGCAAGTGGTGGCTTACTTACTATCGTCGCCTACAACCTAAATACAAAGATACAACTGGTGCTCTTGCATTTGGTAGCCGTATCCACGCAGCTTTAGATGCTCACTATGCTCAAAATATTCCATTAATTAAAGCTCACTCTGATCTTGTAGATGTAGATCGTCAAGCTTTGCTTGCAGATTTTCAAGACACATTTCAACTGGAGCAAGAAGCTGAGATGGGTCGCATCATGCTTGAAGGTTATGAGCAGTGGGTTGAAGAAAACGGAATTGATGCTGAGCTAGAAGTTATTTCTACAGAAGAAACCATCATTGCTCCTTTGTTTAATGGAGAAGTTGAACTACAAGGAAAGCTTGACATGCGTGTTCGTCGCAAGGCAGACGGTGTTCGTATGTTCCGTGACTTTAAAACTGTCGGTGGCTCTCTTAGCGACTTTGCTAACTTGGCAAATATGAATGAGCAAGTTCTCACCTACATGCTTTTAGAATCAACCAAACGCGATGAGTCTGATCGTGCTGAAGGTGGCATTTTTACGATGCTAAAAAAGGTAAAGCGCACAGCTGCAGCTCGTCCTCCTTTTTATGATCAGATTGAAGTTAGACATAATATTTTTACAATGAGATCTTTTTGGAATCGCATTCACGGAACTATTTCAGATTTGATGAGAGTCCGAAAAGGATTAGATGAAGGTGGGGAACCAGCCTATCTTGCATACCCACGACCAACTCGTGACTGCAAGTGGAAGTGCCAATTTTTCGCTATATGCCCAATGTTTGACGACGGAAGCGCCGCTGAACAAGCACTTAGCGATTCATATGAGGTCGCAGACCCATATGCGTACTACGAAACAAACGAGAAAAAAGGAAGTGAGTGACGATGAGCGAAATTCAACGCTCTCTTACTGTAATGGTGTACGGAGAGAGCAAGGTTGGTAAATCAAGTCTTGCTGTCACTGCACCTTACCCACGGCTCATGCTTGATGTTGAAGGCGGTCACAGGTTTTTGCCTATCATTGTCAAGTATTGGGATCCATTGCGAGAGGAACCACCTGTCGCAGATGGTACTTGGGACACCGTTGTAGTTACTGTTCGTGACTATGACACGGTTCTCAAAACATATCAGTGGTTGCAACTTGGAAAGCACCACTTTAAGAGTCTGATTATTGACTCAGTATCTGAACTTCAAGTTAAATGCTTGGAGAACATTGCTGGTGTTAATCAGATGACTCAGCAACAGTGGGGTGAATTGTTGCGTCATATGGGCGGTCTTTTACGAGACCTCCGCGACTTAACTATGCACCCAACTAATCCACTAGAAGCTGTGGTCCTTACTGCAATGGCTAGAACTGACAAGGATGGTCGCTATCGTCCATACTTACAAGGACAGCTAGCAATTCAGGCTCCATACTTCTACGACATTCTGGGGGCAATCACCGTTGAAGAACGGATGAACCCAGATCCAACTCAACCTCCATACAAAGTTCGTCGTATGTATGTTGAGAGAACAAATCAATACGAAGCTGGCGAGCGTGTTCAAGGACGCCTCGGCAAAGTCGTAGAACAACAAGACATGTCAATTGAGCGAATGCTCGACATTGTTTTTGG